AATAAATACTAGTATAGGTTCTGTAACAACTAGTGCAAATGCTAACGTTACTCCTTCTGGAATACAAATGACTGGAAGTGTTGGTAATCTCTTTATTACTGCATGGGCAGTAATAGATCCTAATGTGACTAACACTTGGACTGAAGTAAACAAAAACATTTCTAATACTTGGACAGAAGTTGATAAAGCTGCTTAAAAAGGGTATAATACAAAATTATGGCATCAACATATTCATCAGATCTTAAGCTAGAGTTAATGGCCACGGGTGAAAACTCGGGTACATGGGGAACTAAAACAAATACTAATTTAGAACTTGTTCAACAAGCAATTGCTGGTTTTCAATCAATAAATGTAGCCTCATCTAATGTAACTTTAGTAATGTCTAATGCTTCTATTTCTAATGCTAGAAACATGGTGTTAAAATTTACAGGAACTTTAGCGGGCAACAGAACAGTTAACTTACCAGACGGTATTGAAAAATTTTATATTATACAAGATGCAACTACTCATGGTGCAAATTCTTTAACTTTTAAAACAACATCAGGGACTGGGTTTACTTTAGACGAAGGTAAAATGCATGGAGCTTTTTCAGATGGGAATAATGTTTATGAAGTAGCTCTTAATACATTGGGTGGAACTATTGGAACTTTACAAATAGATGATGACGCTATAACGAACGCCAAGATAGCTGATGACGCAGTTCAAAGTGATCAAATAGCAGACAACGCAGTAGTTAATGCCTCTATATCAGCGGCAGTAGTAACTACCGTAAAAATTGCAGACAACGCAGTGACCGCTGCAAAATTAGAAAGAAAATTTACAATTAGTACCGCTGCACCATCAGGAGGAAGTGATGGTGATATTTGGTTTAAATATTCATAGGAGCTTAAATGGCTAATACTTATGGAAAAGTTTCAGGAACATTTGAAGAGATAGAAAATGCTTACGGAAAAGTATCCGGTACTTGGCAAGAAGCAGATGAAATTTATGCTAAAAATTCTGGTACTTGGGAATTAGTATTTGCAGCTTTTACTGCAACCTCTTATACTACATTAAGTTCTGGTTCAGGTACTTTTACAGTACCAGATGGTGCTAACGCACTTCACGTTCAAGCAAGTGTTGGTGGTGGAGGTGGAGCTGCCGGTGGTATTGATTATGATAAAGCTAATGGAGAATCAGCAGGTGCGGGGGGTGGATCAGGTGCGTATGTATCTGATAAAGTATTTACTGTTGTAGAAGGTGAAACTATAACTTATTCAGTAGGTGGTGGTGGAGCTGCAGGAAATCAAACATCAAACTTTGGTCAACCAAGAGTAGCATCTCCAGGAACAAACACAACTCTTTCTGGATCTACTGCTGGATCATTATATGCACTAGGTGCTGGAGGTGGATCAAGTGGTACAGGAGGAGGTGTTCAAGGGCCTCTTAGAACGAACACTGCAGGAACTGCAGGTTCAGCTACTATAAATGGAACGGTAATTACATCAGGTAATTTTAGAGACAGTGATGGAACAACTAAGTCAGTTACAACATTAACGGGTGGTCCTGTCGGAACATTTAACCAATCTGGTAATGGTAACGTTGGAGTTTTAGTTGGTTCTGGAAACAGTGGTGGAGACAATGTTAGTATTGCTGGCTTTGATGGTGGTGATTCATATGCTGGTAGTGGTGCTATTTCAGGTGGATCTGGATCCCCTATAGGTGGATCAAGTAGTGCTGGAACTAGAGGTTCTGGTGGTGGCGGTGGAGCAGGATCTCCAACAACTAATGGTTCTGCAGGTGGAGCAGGTGAAGTTCAGTATAGATTTTTAAGAGTAAATTAGTATAGTGCCTTATGGCAAATATATCAAAATGGTTTGGTTACCCTGTATACATTTCTAAGTTAGAGAACTTCGAAGAGATTAATAAAAAAATTGTACCCATTATCACTAAAGATATTACTCCAACCAATTCTCAGTACTCACGAACCACGGATGTAAAACCAAAAGAATTACAATCTATAGATGATAATTTACATAAAGATAAAAGATTTAAAGAATTATATATAGAGTTATCAAAAGTCATTCAAGGTTGTCTATCAGCTCAAAAATATAACTTAGATTTATTCGAAGTTTATATTACAAAGTCTTGGGCTACCTTATCTGTTAAAGAACAGTTCATATCTTACCATAGACATATGAGTAGTCATTTTAGTTTTGTGTATTATCCACAAGCACATAAACAAGGTAATCTTTTTTTACTTGATGATGATGCTCATAAAGTAGGATTAACCATACCAAAGAGAGATCCTTATTTTACAGAGTGGGATCAAAACAATTATGGTAAAGCTGAATATCCCGCAGAGACTGGAAACGTAATTATATTTCCTTCAATGATATTTCATGAGACAGGAAAAAATACAAAAGATACACCACGTATATCTATATCTGGTGATATTATGCTAACTATGAAGACTAATGTTAAATCAGAACACAATATCCCTAGCCCTTCTACTTGGCTAATGCTTTAAGATAGTGTAAAATGAGAGCATGCCATTAACTAATGTAAAAATCGTACCAGGTATGAACAAAGCAGATACACCTTCAGGAGCAGAAGGACAATGGGTAGATGGGGATTTTATTAGATTTAGGTATGGTCAACCTGAAAAAATTGGTGGTTATACTGCAATCGGAGCAGAGACTATTCCAGGGCCAACACGTGCTCAACACACATGGACAGATTTAGAAGGTAAAAGATACGCAGCACTTGGTACCTCTAAAGGATTATATATTTATTACGAAGATAAATTTTATGATATTACTCCTTTAGGTACTGCAATCACGGGTGCAACTTTTTCATCCTCTAATGGATCAAATATTGTAACAGTAAACAAAAATAGTCATGGACTTGATGTTGGTGAATATATTACTTTTACCTCTGTAACAGTGCCAGGACAAACTTCAACTTTAACCAGTTCTATGACCGCTAGTAGTACTTCAGTCCCTTTAGCAAGTTCTTCAGGTTTTTCTACTTCAGGAACTGTAAGAATTGGAGATGAATTAATCTCATACTCAGGTATATTCGCAAACAATTTACAAAATTTAGTAAGAGGGGCAAACAGCACGACTGCAGCAGCTCATTCAAGTTCAACAACAGTTAGACAAACAACGGGCACTGGATCTACAAGATATAACGCAACAGATTTTACAAACTTTACCTTTGAAATTTTAACAATTCCTAACGCAAATACTTTTACTATTCAAATGAAAACAAACGAAACAGGTTCTGGTATGAGTGCTGGAGGTGGTGCTACAATAAACCCTTACCAAGAAATAGGTCCTACTATTCAAACATACGGATATGGTTGGGGTACAAGTACATGGAGTAGATTAACTTGGGGCTCTGGTTCTACAACGTCTTCTGTAATTCTGGATCCAGGAAGTTGGTCTTTAGATAATTTTGGTGCACAATTAATTGCAACTATCAAAGATGGTAAGACATTTGTTTGGAATCCCGCTGTATCTAATCCCTTAGAAGTAAGAGCAACTATAATGGTAAATGCTCCAACAGCTACAAGATTAACAATAACTTCAGACAGAGATAGACACGTTGTTCATTTTGGAACTGAAACAACTATTGGTGATGCAAATACACAAGACCCTATGTTTATTAGATTTAGTGATCAAGAAAATTATAGTATCTATCAACCTACCTCTATAAATACTGCAGGAACTTTTAGACTGGATACTGGAAACAAAATTGTAGCTGCAGTTTCAGGTAAGGATTATAATTTAATTTTGACTGATCAAGCTGCTTATCAAATGCAATTCGTAGGTCCTCCTTTTACTTTTTCTATTAGACAGGTAGGTTCTAACTGCGGGTGTATTGGACAACATGCAGTTGTTTATGCAGATGGTAAAGTTTTTTGGATGGGTGCTGGAGGAGGATTTTTTGTATTTGATGGTACGGTAAAATTACTGCCTTCACTTGTTGAAGATTTTGTATTCACGACTACCGGCTCAAATGTAGGGGTTAATTATTCATCTAATGAAATTATATATGCATCTCATAATTCTTTGTTTAATGAAATAATTTGGTTCTATCCAGCAGGTACACCAGCAGGTAATCCATCCGTTCAAAACAATAGAGCTGTCGTATACAACTATGTAGAAAATAGTTGGTCAACTATGTCTTTAGCTAGAAGTTCTTATGCAGATGCTAGTACCTATGACGTACCTTATGCAACAGAATATACTTCAACAAACACACCAACAATAGCTAACTTAAGTGGTGCTACAAATACTTTTGGTTCTTCTTTATATTTTGCTCATGAAGTGGGTAACAACATAGTATCTTTAACTGGAGGTGTTTCTGCCATACCTGCTTATATTCAATCTGGAGATTTTGATTTACCTACAGAAGGGGATGGTGAGTATATATTAAGAATAAGTAGATTCTTACCTGATTTTAAAAACTTACAAGGAAAT